ATAATAACAATTATGGTTCAACAACCTCTGTTCCAGTTCGTACATGTGTAACACGATACAATTTTACTGAAGAGCAAGTGTTCATGGGTAATGTTGTTTCTTGGCGTACACCCGATGGAACTAGCGGTTCATTTCAAACTACTCGTAATTATGTTCAAGGCAATTATGTAAATGTGAGGGTTCAATATTATGTTCAGCCAAATTAATGAAGTAAAAAGCTTTCTTGCTGAAGGCGTATGTCGTATTCAATTTCAAAAAAAGGATGGTAGCACTCGAGTACTTATGGGAACTCTAGAACCATCTTATTTTCAAGATGACACATCACTTACTTCAACGCAAAGAAAGCCAACCGCTAATACTGTTCTTGCAGTATGGGATACGGAAAATGAAGGATGGCGTTCTTTCATCTGGGATAATCTAATTTCTGTAGAAGTTCCTATGACTCCAAGCTCATATGTAATTGAAGGCCCTCTTTATGACAAAGCTTAATATCATCGATGATGGTCCTAAGACCTTTGCTTTTAGTGGTGGCACTGTAACAGATGCTGGTACCATTAGTGGATCCAAAGGCGGAACTGAAATGATGTATGATAAGCTAATGGAGCGGTGTGACCCAAATCTTACTAGCGCATTTAACTTCATTTGCTCAAGAGTAAGAGCTTTAGATGAGAATAGACCAAATATTCTTTGGTTACACGACACATGGGATGATCCAGAATCTCAACATCTAAAGGATGAGAATAGCAGACAAAGGTTTGCTAAACTTGTCTTTGTATCTAATCATCAAATGAATTCATATATGATGGCACATGGTGTGAGATCAAATGAATCAGCTGTGATGCTGAATGCAATTGATCCTATTGACCCACACCAAAAAGATATGAGCGTGATCAGACTCATCTATCATACTACTCCACATCGTGGATTAGAATTATTGGTTCCGGTATTTGAGCATTTATGTACTATTCCAAATATGCCTAAGATTCATTTAGATGTTTATTCATCTTTTTCAATCTATAACCGAGCTTCATCAGATGCTCCATATGAACCATTGTTTGAGAAAATTCGCCAACATCCTAATATGACTTATCATGGCGCACAACCAAATGATGTAATTCGTAAAGCTTTACAAGAAGCTCATATTTACGCTTATCCAAATATTTGGCCTGAGACTGGTTGCATTTCAGCTATGGAAGCAATGAGTGCTCGTTGCGCGGTAGTAACTAACAATCATGCATGCTTATATGAAACTCTTGGTGGGTTTGGTATGATGTATCAGTTTGATGAGAATATTCAACGTCATGCTAATACTTTTGCTCATGTTCTTCAAATGACTATTCAAAATATTCAAGCTGAAGATATGCAAAATAAACTTACCTTTCAAAAAATGTGGACTGATAACATGTATAATTGGGATAGGAGAGCCATTGAATGGAATGGTTTGCTCGAACATCTTTTATCTAGAAAATAATTTATTTCACAACCTATTGAAAATGCACTATATTTTAGTGCATTTTTTTGTTTACATTTGCCTTGTTTTATGATAGAATCTAACTATGATAAAGAAAGGAAATAAAAAAATAATGACGATATACGTAGATATGGATGGTGTGATTGCTGACTTCTTTGCAGAACTTGCTAAAGTTGAAGGTGTTACTCATTGGAAAGAGATTAAAGATAAAGAAGCATCAATCAAATCTCTTCAGGGTACTGACTTCTTTGGTAGGCTTCCTAAGTTTAAAACCTCTGATGATCTAATTGATTTTGTTGATGATACAACTGATAGCACATGGTGTATTCTATCATCTCCACTTAGAGGCGATTATGATAATAGCTCTTATTGGAAACAGAAGTGGTTATCTGAAAAAGGCTATTCTCCAAAAGAAGCAATCTTTACTGGTCGTAAAGAAAAATATGCTGTTAATTCTGATGGTACGCCTAATATTCTAATTGATGATCGTCATCAGAATATCGATCGTTGGATCAAAGCTGGTGGTATTGGTATACGATATCAAGCCAATGAACATAGTCTTGATATTTTAAAGGAGACAATCAATGCGGCATTATCTTAATAAGCACGCCGAACCAAGTCCATGCTATTACGCTTTCAGTGTACATGGTGTAAAGGGCACATATCGATACTATGCAACCTGGACTGATCAAAAGGAAATGAAAATAGTTCATACCCTACTTAATCCAGAAGGTGATACTATTGATTATGATTTTCTTGACTTAGAGTTTCCTAATCAATCAGATATTCAAAATTTTGTAAATGAATTAGAGGAGAATTGAGGATGGCTTTAACAGCACTTAGAGGTAAAAAGTTTAAAAAAGCAAAACCTCGTCTAGGTCCACGTAGTGCCGATGAAAAGTTTATGGGTACTGAACCTATGCCTACTGGTGATGCTGAAAAAGATGCTAAAGCTCTAAGCTATGCTTCTACTTGGTATAACTATTTTTATGGATCAAAAGAAGCTGTAAATAAATTATGTCTTCCTTATTTTAAAAAGGATAAGACTATTACCCAAAAGCTTAAAGCTCTTCCTGAGTGGAAGATTGGTACCAACTTTAGTGCGTTGTGTCAGTTAAAAGCTAATGGCTTTGTGTTTGGTGAAGATCGTCAAAAGTATTTTGATAATCGATTAGCTGAACTTTTAGAACTCGGTGAAAAGGCTCTAGCTGAAAAGGTAGAAGAAAAGCTTGATGTTCCAATTAAACGAGTTTTATCTATTCAAGAGCGTACTCAACAAATTATCAATGGACATATTGCAGAACTCGAAGGCATTCTAGATGAATACTATGATTCTGGATATAAAATGGAATTTGACTGCTATACTTGGTTACAGAAAAATGATGTGAAACCAAATAATGTAAAACCAATTATTGATTTTTATAATCCAGTTCTAGAAGAAATTCGTGAACTTTTAGCTGGCACGTGCGATCAATTAATTGAAGGATATAGCCATCTAAATAAGAGACAGCAAAAAGGTTATCTTAAGTTTCTAGAAACCTTTATGAATGATTTGATTCGATATTCTGATGTTGCTAAAACTGTACGTAAGACTCGAGTTAAAAAAGCTCCAACTCTAGAGAAGCAAGTTAAAGGCTTAAAATATCTAGAAAAATCTGATGAATTTAAATTGGCATCTGTATCCCCTACAGATATCATTGGAGCTCAGGCCCTATGGGTATTTGATACTTCTAACAGGGAACTCTCTGTGTATCGAGCAATTACTCCAGGGCCTGGGTTGGTTATTAAAGGTACTACTATTATGGAATGGAGTGATGGTTCATCAACTAAAAAGAAACTTCGTAAACCAGAAGAGACTCTACAAGCATTTATGAGTACTAATAAACGTGCTCTTCCTAAGTTTATGGATACACTTACAACCAAAGGTAGTCGTCCGAAAGATCGCATAAATAAGAATATGATACTACTAAAGATCGAATCATGAAAAATAATCTAGCTTCAAACAATGTCATTTCGTTTCCAAAAGAACGAATGGCAAAGCCTGAACTTGCTCCGCCTGACGCAATGGCTAAGGAGATGGCAGATAGAAAGCGTGAGTTTGTTGACAAGGTTATTGAAGATATAGGCAATGAAGTTTATCATAAAATCTTATATCATGGGTTTCCTGCAAGAAACCAAGAATTTATTGCGCATTATTCATATGTTCTAGAAGCATTAAGATCATGTTTATATACTACTATTAATGTAGAACATCCATTCACTCCTCATATACAGAATATAATTGATCAATTTCATGAGGATATTAGTGAATTATTCGAAGAAGAAGATGATCACGATCCAAGTGATTAGTCGTTTACATTTTATGGTTTTTGTATTATAATCTTATTATAATATAGAAACAAAAGGTTTGAGATAATATGATACTCGTAGACTTGAATCAGGTTATGATCAGCAACCTAATGGTTACCATCAAAAGTAAGTACTTTGACGGTAATCTAAACGAAGATCTCATTAGACATCAGGTTCTAAATACTCTTCGTATGTATAGAAGCAAATTTACTTCTAAGTACGGTGAACTAGTTATCTGTTGCGATGATCGTCATTATTGGCGTAAAGAAGTATTTCCATATTACAAAGCTAGTCGAAAAAAAGATCGTGAAGCATCTGATTTAGATTGGCATATGATCTTTGATGTTCTTAAACATATCAAAGATGAGATTAAGGAAACATTTCCATATAAAGTAGTTCAAGTTCATGGGGCCGAAGCTGATGATGTAATTGCAGCTATCTGCCATAAGTATGGACACTTGGGTATTCTAAATAATGGATCAAACCCAGATCCAATTCTTATTCTGTCTTCAGATAAAGATTTTGTTCAATTACAAAAATATGCTAATGTAGATCAATATAGTCCAATTCAAAAGAAATTTGTACGTTGCAGTAATCCTGCAAGGTATATACATGAGCATATCTTAAAAGGAGACCGCGGTGACGGTGTTCCTAATTTTCTATCAGATGACGATACCTTTGTTAATGGGAAGCGCCAAAAGCCAGTGTCAACCAAAAAGATTGATATGTGGAATGGTATGCAACCCGAAGAGTTCTGTGATGAGCGCATGCTAAGAGGATATCGTAGGAATGAACAACTAGTTTGTCTAGATTTTATTCCAGCAGAAATTCAAGATGAAATTCTTAATGTCTATGAAAATTATGAAACAAATGATCGTAGTTTGCTTTTTAATTATTTCGTCGAAAAACAATTAAGGAATCTTATGGATTCTATACAGGAGTTTTAAATGCAAAAAAGTATTTCAGAAATTTTAGAAGAAGCATCCAAGATGGATAAGCGCTATTCTAGACTAAAACATCTTCAGGATAATAGTTCAGCTGCGCTTAAAGCAGTACTCGGATTTTGTTTTGATCCAAAAATTAAATGGCTACTACCTGAAGGATCTCCTCCATATAAGAAGACTCAATCTGCCGAAGATTTACAAGGTGTACTTTATTCTGAATATCGTAGACTATGGATTTTTGTTGAATCACAAGAATACAAAGATCTTCGTCCAATGCGCAGGGAACAACTCTTTGCTCAATTTTTAGAAGGTCTTGATAAGAATGATGCAGAACTTATTTGTAATATCAAAGATGGTAAAATGCCATATAAAGGTATTACTAAAGCTCTTGTATCTGATGCATTTCCTAATATGGCTAAGGATTGGGGTGAATGAAAACTGCCTTTATTATCGGTAATGGAACGTCTAGGCGAGACTTCGATCTTAAAAAGATTAAAAAAGAAGATGGAATAACTATTGGCTGTAATGCTGCAGCCCGTGATAATTCTTTATGGCCAGACTACATTGTTGCTATTGATGATGGAATCATTAAAGAAATTGAGATGGGTTCATTCCCGTCAAATCGATGTTTGTTTCCACCAGAAGATGAAAGATATGAACCGGCAGAATGTAATCCAATGCGACCACGTTCAAATGCTGGTATGAATGCTATGCTTGAAGCTATTAAGATGGGTGCCACTACATTATATTGTCTGGGTTTTGACTTCCTTATGATAGGAACTGAAGGTCTAGATAATATGTATAAAGGAACTAAGAATTATGGTCCTGAAACTGCAACTTCGTATAGCGATAGTATTCGTAGAGTTAAGTATCTAGAATATGTTGCAACTAAAAATCCAGAAGTTAATTTTGTTTTTATATTTAAACCTGGTCATGCTTATAAAGTTATAAATCAACAAAATATTCGTGGATGTTTTTATGAAGATTTTGAGAAGTGGTTAGATCGAAATGCCGCACGTAGGAACAACTGAAATTAAATCTAGATATGGAATTGGCGCTCCATATCTAGAGCAATGGTCATCTATGGCTTGGTATTCAGATGCATTTACTCTTGAAGAATGTAACGTGCTTATGGATACATTTAAAGAGACTGAAACTCAAGAAGCAGTAGTTGGCAAAACAACTGAAATAGAGTTAAACCCAACACAACGTAAATCTGATGTAAGTTGGATATACCCAACTGGTCAGAATCTCTGGATGTATGATCGCATTGGACACTATGCCCAAGAAGCTAATACCTACAGATGGAGAATGGATGTTGGCGGTTTTCAAGAGCCTCTTCAATTTTCTCATTATGGTCCGGATGGTGGTCATTA